AAGGTAATCTTCCATTCCTAGACTGTTCTTGGATATCTTATCCAATAAGTCTGGAAGATTCGCAGCGTGATACCTTGCTAAGTTCATAGTTTTGCCTCCTTTAAAAGCGAGATTTGATTGGGTGGATCCTTTCGGCATCCAATACTAATTATATCATAAACTCAGAAAGTTGTGTTCGGGTATCCTCCCAGTCTTTTACCTTATGCGGATAACCGCCCCATTCCTTTACTGCTTTCGCTAAAGGATAATCATTCTGACCTTCTTCCATCATGTCACCAAAGAAATGTATCTCATCATCACGCGAAAAATCACGAAGAATCTGTGACTTATCACCATCGGATATGTCAAGGCCTGTTTGACCACCTATCTGTACATTCAGTTCTGGGAACTCAAGTTTTAATCTTTGTGCAATAGCAACTCTCTCTCCAGTATTTTTATCCCACTTAGCATACTCTTCTCTGTCAGGTAAGTTTATACCTTCACCACGACCTAAGATACTAAAGTTAACACCACCAGGCCTCTCTTCTATGTGATTATTACAACGAACTGGAAAACTACTACGATATAATTCTCTCTGCAAAAATGCCTTTACTTTATCTGATATCTCCCAATCAGATTTATGAATATTTTTATCTCTCTCATAAGTATCCGCACCAGAACAGTTGTAAACTCTCTTAGATCTGTTGTAAAGATCAAGACCTACCTGTTCTAGTGTCTTTGCTCTATCACTACCAGTGACAAGATATACATCATACTTGCATGCAAACACAATCATATATGACATGAACGATAAGTCCATCTGTTGACGACTTGGTGTAAGTGTGCCGTCAACATCAAAGATAAATTTTTTCACTTACTCAGGTTCTGTTGTTTTAGTTTTCTTGCCGATGTTATATTTTTGCTCCAGAATCCAATCTCCCTTATCTTTATAAGAGAGCACTTTGATTTGATTCAGTGGTGCAATGTCTGCAACTGATCCTTCTTTTACAATAGTAATCAAGCCCCAGTCTGCTAAGAGACGAGTGATACGATTTCTACGTTGAACATCGTTAATAGTAAGGTTAGCATGTTTTCCGTCTAAAGCAAACAGCTCCTTGAAGTGCACTATAAAATATTTACCTTGTTTATGTAAAATATGACACGACTGATATAATTTCTTTTCCTTTCTCGATGCTACACCAATTCTTGTGAGTGTTTCCCTAACTTTTAGAAAATCATCTGGTTCATTCAAGATGACCTCTAGCATTTGATCTTGTGACCACTCTATGGTTGGTTCAACCGTCATAGTCATTTGTTTCCTCCAATGTCAAGTCGTTGTTTAATAAAGTTAATTTGGTCAGGTGTTAATATTTTCAAAGCATTAGATGCTTTTTCGTTACTGTAACCATAGTATTGTTTGACGATTTCAAGATCCGTGACTTTATCCTTACGGAGCCAGGGAGAAAATCTTTTCTTTTTCCTAAGTGTATTTAGATAAAAAGAATATTGAAGATCCTTATCTAGGTTAGGAAACTTATTCATCTCATTGGCAAACATAATACAATCAAGATGACCAGATAGACAACGATTGATAATATATGGAGGATACTTATTGATAGCATCAGGATCTTTTTCTATCAAATTTTCTTTTGTAAAGTTGATAGAGTTCAACCAATCCTTAAGTTCAGTCATTTGTCTATTGTGTATGAAGGGGGTATATGATGATCGTTCCAATGTCGAATATTACCACCGACAATAAAACAGTTTGTAATAATTAATTGCAGGAAAATAAAGGTTCGGATAATGGCAACAAAGTCTGCCTCTCTATCATTCTTACCTGATTTGTCACCTAGTGCCTTTGCCCAGATTCTCCATACTTTTTTCATGACAATAATTCAATCCTTTTGTCAATATAGGCCTTTGCCTTCTTAAGATCGGTCAACTCATCATCTTTGTGACCTGCACGACAAACGTATTTAATCACGTTGCCAGAGAAGTAATCTAGTTGTTGATCAGCTATGAAATCCCATACCTGTATCTTTCCACGTTGATAGTGTTTAGGAGAAATTTTATTCATCGTATTATTTGAATATCATCGTCTTCAGACCAGAGTTCGACCTTATCTCTGAAACGATTTTCTTCTTTCAATTTAGTGTATCTTTTACCTGCCTTCTTCTTCCACCATTTAATAATATTTTCTAAATAAAATTTATCCCAATTTTGACCACGAATTAGTTTATCTTGATCACCGCGAATAACTTCACGAACATTGCCATATCCATAGTCTGAAATATAAAATCTTTTCTTTTCCGTGAGACCAAATGCCATTGCAATCACATCATTAAACTCTTTTAATTTATCTTCATTCTTCAAACTTTTTCTAATTATGGATATCATCTTAGTTTGTCTTTTAAGTTTCTTAGACGATGCACGATTCTCAGTGAGTGGTTGATTATTATTCCACTCTGTAAAACGATCATGAAGACGATGAAATGCCTCTGAATAGAGAGTAGGAATAAACTTACTATCAGTTAATCCTTTGTGTCTAATAAAAGGTTTTAATCCATCATACTGTGATGAAGAAGTAGTAGAACCATAAAGAGATGTTGTTTCAAATAGGGCAATTTCTTTTTCAAATACTTCATTTAATTTTTCTCTAGTGAAATGAGATACACATATCAATGCAAGTAATTTACCACCAAGATAATTATATCCAAATGGCTGTGAGGGAACAATCGCAAATCCCATGGCAGTGTGACGATTCAATAAAGAAAGATTTGCAGGTTGACCTAACCACTCATTTCTTGGTTTAGAATTTATTAACGGTGATTGTAAACGAATGAATCCTACAACCTTATTACTATTCTTTTCGTAAACCATCATCCGTAATTCTCTACCAGGAATATTATCTTCATTATTATGAGAAGATACTATTTTCAACATTTGTTTATAATATTCCTGTGGTATTGATTGATGAAAACGATTACCAACTAATCTAATATCAAACTCCATATCTTCTGGATGAATATCCATATTAAAGAAATCTTCTTTAGGATCACCCAGTGAACTAGATTGTTTAATAACTGCTTTTTTTACATGACGAAGATATTCTTCAAGATTAGTGAAGTTCTTGAAGTAGTCAATAAATTCATCAGCAGCCCATGTGGCATCTTTCTCACTAATAATCATCGTATAATCATTTTATCTTGATAAAATCTTGGCCCTGATTCATATGGAGGCACTATGTCTGGTATCTCTATCATAAGGGGTGCGTCAAGAACTCTTTGAATAGCATCTGCCATTCTTCTAAATCCTGATCCCACATAGATCTGCCCTGCCACTACTGCAAGAGTTGCAGATCCCCAGAAGATGTAATACCATCGACTCTTCATTTGTGCTCTAATTTTCTCTCGTTTTGAAATAAGTTTAGTCATTTAAAATAAGTCTCCATAATTGAATAATAAGCAACAAAACCTGATAGTATGCCACTTAAGAATAGTGCTGCTCCTAAGAACCCCCAACAATTCATTTGAACTCACACTCTACCATGATTTCTGTCAATGCTGCTAACAAGTTTATTTCCTGATCAGCAACAAATGCAATCTGGAATTGATACTTTGCAATAACCAGAACTGCTGCAGGAATACTATTTGGAACTAAGGTTTCGTACAAACTATCATATAGTCTGCGAAGTAATACAGAGCTATCGTTGTCTAGGTTTGCAACAACCCATTTACGAACCTCTGCAAAATTCTTTTGTTTTAAATTCTTGATTAGATCATTTACTGCAACATCAGAAAATGCTGCAAGTATACCAGAATCAATCTTACCACTTACAGAATATCTTTGACACTCATTTAATACTCTTCTCCAATCAGGAAAATGTTTATTGATAATCTCTGCTAAAACTTTAGCATCATATTGTATCTTTTCTAATTCTAATATCTGTTGTAATCTTTTGAAAAACAATCCTGCGATTGCTACTTTTTCTTTACCCTTAATAGAAAACTCAACAACACTGCAGCGTGAATGTAAGGGGTCAATAATCTTGTTTTTGTAGTTGCAAGTGAAGATGAATCTACAGTTGCTTGAGAACTCCTCAATAGACGCTCTAAGGAGGAGTTGTACGTCGGCAGTGGTATTGTCTGCTTCGTCGATGATAATGACTTTGTGACTTGCCTCAGACGTAAGAGAGACTGTTGACGCGAAGTTCTTCGCGTTGTTCCGAACAGTGTCGAGAAACCTGCCCTCATCCGATCCATTAATGACATAGTAATCAACTCCTAGTTCTTTACATAATGCTTTTGCCACCGTGGTCTTTCCAATACCAGGTGGGCCTGATAACAACATGTTTGGTATCTCACCTTTACTTACAAAGTCTTGAAAGGTCTTCTTGATATTGTCAGGGAGAATACATTCATCAATTGTTTGAGGTCGATATTTTTCAACCCAAATAAAATCACTCATATCATGCCAAATAAAATTAAACCAAAAGCAACAAATACCATGATGCCCATACTGATGACAGTATTATAGAACCATCTTGGTATTTTGTCACTACCTTCACTCATTAAGGATTTGTATTAAATGTCTCATTTAATTTGTCAGTCTTTTCTTTATCTTCCTTCTCTTTCTTTTTTACCTGACCAATTTGCATTAGATATAAGTCACCCATCGGAATGTACTTATCTAAGTCTAATGTATCTGGTCTTTTTGAAAGTGGTAGACTTTCAACGTATTCATTATATATCAATCCCATACGAAAAGCAACACTTTTGTAAGTATTGTTATTTTCTCTAGGAGTTGTATAAAAAGCATGACCCGCTTCAAATTTATCCTGTTTCCACTTAAGTGCTTTAATCATTACGTCATTATCATAACCAAAATCAGGTCTGTGTTTTTTATGAATTTCAAGCATATAAGTATAACCCAAAATGCTATATACAGAAAACTTTTCACTAACACTAGGCCAAACTTCTTTTAAAGAATCTACTGCTTTTGGTAGATGATTTCCACTACCCAAATATGATTTATTATACTCAGAGACAAATTGTGCGACTGATTTCATTGTTATTTTTGCATCTTCCTCAAGTTCTGGTAATTTATCTTTATGAATATCTAATCTTATTCCAGCCATTCTCATATAAGTAAGGCAAACACCTGCAGCATAATCTTCTGCTCTAACATCAGCAACAAAAGATTCTTCACCAGATAATTTTTTTGGTGATTGGTTTTTTGTCTTGAAGTAATCGCAAGCAACTTTCTCTGGTCTGATACTAATAGGAGCAGTTTCTTTAATTACTATACCTTGATTCCACTGCTGTGGAGGAACATCTCCATTCTCACTTGCACAAATTAAACCAACCGTGCGATGACGAGAATCCCAGTTAACAATTAGATCTTTTCTTAAATCTATTAATAAATCACCGACTCCTGCAAGAACAGGATCAAAACCGTCTTTAAATAATTTTTCAAAGTGATTTATATAAAATTCTCTATTATATACTTTGTCAATTTGACTTCCTTTTGCAGGACGATAAATCAATCCTTGCATGAAATTTTTTGTTTCATAGACTGGTATAAACCAATATCCTTTTTCTTCTAAATCCTTTAGTGCGTTTTCAACAGTTTTGTATTTTTCAAAAAAATATAAAATAGTTTGTTCTGCGTTATAAAATTTAACAACAGGTTCACCGCATATTTTGATACCTGCTGATAATTTGTATCTTGTTTTTGCATTTAGTGATCTCCAATCATCATCGATAGGATAAAACTTTGATGCGTTGTTGTTATTCTTAGTCATTTGATTCAATTTGGATGAAATCATCAATAACAAAAAGGCTGTTATTGATTTGTATAATATTATTGTAGATGAAGGTCATCTACTTGTCAAGCTCACTCATAACATAATAAATCAAATGCTATTGTTATTCTATGACTATGGGATTTATGTTCTGTAGTAAAATGTGGAACATATGAAGGAAACAATGTTAATTTACCATCAATATTTTTTGAAGGGTAGTATGATGAATCATCTACATCATCCTCTACCATTTTTACCAATACATTTTCCTTTGTATATTGTGAAAAAGGATTATTATATACAGTTTTAGTGTTATCACAACTAACAGTAAAATTACCACTCAAATAACTATCATTTTGAAATGAGTGATTGTGAATTTCAATTCTATCACCTTTTTTCATGATGTTCATCCAACCAGCTAATCCAAAATTTAATATTTTTTTACCAGTTACCTTCATGTGATAGTTGTTACACATTGATGCAATCTCTTTCTTTAAAATATTAATATCAGGTTGATCCCATGTAAAAATATTATAAGATCCAAATCTAGCAGTTGTAGTTTCATTCCCCAATCCTGTACCACCATCATCAAGATTATCTTTTAGAGAGAGAATCTCTTGTTGTTTACTCAAAAGATAATTCTTTAACCTAGAGCATTGAATATTATACGATATTTTTTCCGCTATGAAATAATCCCATGTGGGTGCAAATGGTGATAAAAGTTTTTTATTAACAAAATGAATATAATTTATTTCATTACTCATAACCAATTCGGTTTGCGGGATGGGTCACGAAGATAATTAGATGCAGCCCAAGGTTTGGATGCGATATAACG